TCTTTGCCGGTGCCTTCGCGGTTTTCGCCGGAGCCGCGGCCCTCTTCGCCGTCTTCTTCGCCGGTTTCTCATGCGGCGGCTGGCCGTCCCGCGCCGGGCAGGTCATCGCCTTGTCCGTCAGCACGATCCTGCCTTCCATCATGCACATCTTCTGGTGGGCGCACACGCTTCCGGATACCTTGCACCGGATCGGATCCCTGTGTCCGCCGAACACTGCCTGGTCACATCTGTAAGCCATCTTTCTTTCCTTTCTGCCGGTTACTCGCCCGGCTCCGTCTCCTCTCCTGCAGCACAGAAACGCCGCGGTACACAGTCCCGCAGCTCCTCAATGCACTCGGCGCACGCCCACCCGGCAAAGTCGTCAATAAACAGGATCTGCAGATCCTGGTCTTTCTTTCCGCATAGCTCGCACGCGCCGTGCATGTTCAGTTGTTCTGAACCAGTTTTTTCTGGTTCCCGCTGTCTTCATACGGGATATAGTTCTCCAGCACCTTGTATTCCTTGAGGCCAGCCGGTGCCATGTGCATCCGGTCGCGCCACTCGTCGCCGTTGACATACCCGCGATCCGCGCCTGCCAGCAGGATGCTGCTCACGCTCTGCAGGTCGTAGTCCATCAGCGACCAGAAGTTCATCTGCAGGTACCACTTCGGGCTCAGGATCAGGCCCCGCGTCATCTCCTGCTGGATCCCCAGCGCGATGGCCCGGATCTTCGTCTGGATGAAGTTGTTCCACTCATCCCGGTTGAAGTCTCCCACGCCCAGCAGGTAAGGCGGCACGCCGATCACGCTGGCCACAGTCTTCTTGTCCAGCTCGATCGTATCCTTAATCGCCAGGTCGGACAGCGTCAGCGGCCTGACCTGTTCCACGCTGAACGCTTCGCTGGGAATCATCCAGGGCGCTCCCGGCACGCTGGGTGTGATATAGTCGGCCAGCAGTTTCGCCCGGCCTTCCGGGCTGGCAAACTCTTCCGTCAGTCCGTCCACCTTTACGATGATCGAGGGCTTCCACTCGCTCTTCATGAAGGCGTTCTCGGTCTTCTGTGCCTGCTTCAGATTGTTGGCGATGTCCTTCAGCACTACAGTGATCCCGCGGCCCTTCCACAGCAGCACCGGATCCGGATTATAGGTGAAGTGCAGCAGCTCTGCCGGATCATGTGCCCGTCCGTCGATGAGCACCTTGTAATCCTTGTAGCTGTTGCCTGCTCGCTGGAAGCTCACCCGCCCGGCGCTGATTGGCTCCAGGTCGGTCAGGATCCCCGCGCTGGTATGCGGCACCACAACGCTGTTCCCGTCGCCGTGCAGCAGCAGGTTCATCACCACCGCCGTCATCCACTCCATGCGCGTCATGTTCGCGCAGGGCTCGATGTCGATCTTCCGGCTCAGCTCGTTGATGATCCGCTCGTCGCCGTCCTCGGTGTTGTTCATCAGGTAGATCGTCATGCTGCCGATCAGCTCCGCGATCCGGTGCACCGCTGTCTGGATCTCCGGGCAGTCGCTCAGCCTGGTATACCCGGCGCACTCGATCGCCTCCGATCCCAGCCAGAAAGCGATCTGGCCTGGATTGCTCAGCGTAAACGTCTCCCGCTTCTGCTCCTGCATCGCCTCAGCTGCTTCTGCAAAATTGACTTTCTCCTCGTTTCTGCTGAACCGGCCCCGCAGCTGCTCCATCAGACCCATCCGTCAGTCACCTCATTCCTCTTCCTTTTCTCCGCTGGTTCCGAACCAGCTGCTGGCCTTTCCGGCCTTCTCGATACACTCCAGCATCCGGACAGTTGCAAAAACATCGGCGTCAAAGACGTCGATGCGGTGCTCCGGCTGAACCTTTTCGTACTGGATCATGTCGTCGGTTTTCTCGATGGCCTTCACGTTCTGCACGCAATACTCATAGGGTTCCGCGCCCAGGTAGTACAGGCAGTCGTTCTTTGCCTGCTTCTCGATGTGCCGGAAGCCCTCTGACTTTTTGTAAAAATACTGCGGCTGATCCACGATCGTGAATCCGGCCTTCTTCATGGCCACAAAATATTCCCTGCAGAACTTCCGGTCGTGGCCCACCTGGGCGATCTTGAAGCCCATCCGCTTCATGGCGATGAACCAGGCCACCACCCGGTCGTGGTCGTTGGTCGGCGCGTTGCACATCTCCAGCCATCCGTCGTCCTTCCAGCCGAACAGCGGGATGTTGTCCTTGTCCGCCTTCTCCGCAGCTGCGGTGATCGGGAACCAGCAGTGGGGAATCGTGATGTCGATGCCCTTGTACTGCCCGTGCAGGACTGCCGCTGTCAGGTCGTGCAGCTTGGACAGGTCGGCCCCGCCGTACCACTTCACCGGCAGCCTGGCCAGTGCTTTCAGCTTTTCCTCCAGGCTGGCCGTCTCCCGGATCCCCAGCTTCTCCTCGGCCCGCCGGTTGCTCCGGCGGAACTCGTCGATGTTGAAATAGCTCTTCATGGACGCGACGAACACGTTCATCTTCTTGCTCAGGAAGTCCTTCCGCACCTGCGGATCGTTCTGCGCCTTCAGTGCGTCGTTCTCCATGTCGCCGGGCCGGATCGTCACCCCGTAGCTGGGGTTTGCCTTCTTCCACTGCTCCGGGTTCGTGTAGTCCACATCCCCGTTCTCGTCCTTGTCCGCGCAGCAGATAAAAATAAAATACTGGTCGTCCTTCACCGTGCCGCGCAGCACCTTCCGGCAGTAGTCCAGGCGCTGGGCGCAGAAGCCTTGCGCGTCGTCTCCCGCCGTAGTGATCCCGATGACCAGCTTGTTCGTGTAGGCCGCCGTGGCCTCCTGGAGGATCGTGTACTGCTTCGGGCTCTTGTAGGCGTGCAGCTCGTCGGCGATGACGATGTTCGCGTTAAAGGAGTCCTGCGCGTCCGGATTGCTCGGCAGTGCAATCAGCTTTACGGATCCGCCGCCCAGGTGCTCGTTGGTCAGGCTGTGCTCGAAGGAGTTGTCCAGCAGCTTCCACCCGGCGTCCGCCAGCTTCTTGTCCGTCGGGTAAAGCAGGTTGATGTTGTACTTCCAGCTCTCGAAGGTTTCCATCGCCTGCTTGAGGGCAGCGCCCACCACGTACACCTTCGCGCCGCTGTCCTTCCGCAGCAGGCTCAGCCCCCAGGCCAGCGCTGCCACAAAAAGCGTTTTCCCGTTCTTCCGCGGGATAAAGATAAATGCTTCGTTGACGAGCAGCTGCTCCGTGCCCTTCCTGTAGAACACGAGCATGCCGTACACGCAGAACTTCTGCCAGGGCTCCAGCAGCAGCGGCTGTCCCCGCAGCGGCGTAGCGTCCAGCATCTCGCCCTGCCGGTGATGGAACGTCGCCTCGATGATGCCGATCACGAAGTCCGCGTCCCGCGTCCGGATGTCCAGGTCGTCCCGTTCGCAGAAGTCCAGGAAGCGCTGGCAGCCCAGCACCCGGTCTTCTCCGGCCACGATCAGCCCGGCCACCACTCCGTGCGCGTAGCTGAACACCTCGTCGGCATACTTGCCCTTGATCTTCCGGCCTGTCTTACTCTCTCCGGGCCGGATCCTTGTGTCGGTCACTTGCCATCAGCTGCCCCGCCGGTCTTTCCCGTTGTCGCCTTCCTGGTCGCCCCGGCTTTCTTCACCGGTGCGTTCGTGGCCTTCCGGATCTTCTCTGCAGTCTTGATGCCCGGCCCGTTCTTCCGTCCGGCGCTGTGCAGATCTGCATGCTCTTCCCTGGTCATCACCTGGATCTTATCAGCCGGATCCGTGTCGCCTTTCCTGGCTGCCGATCCAGGCATATAAACCTCTCCCGGAACATCCGGCACCTTGTCCACGATCTCCACCGTGCCGCTGATCACCGGATCCCCGTCCTTCCAGGTCGCCAGCTGCGGGTTTGCCTTCAGCTGGTTCTCTATTTCCTGCTGGGTGAACAGTTCGACCAGGTCGCCGAACTTATCGCCCAGGATCTTGTCCAGGTACGCGACGCCGCTCTTCTTGTACATCTGCAGCATGTCGAACTGCTTCAGCTCCACACACTCGCTGATGAACTGGCCGGTCAGGTGCTGCGGGTACTTATGCGCCTGCAGTCCAATCACCACCAGCATCGTCTCGATCCGGCCCTTTACTTCCGCCAGGTCTCCCAGGTTGATTGTTACCTCCAGCTCGTTCGCTGCCATCTTTCTTTCCGTCCTTTCTTTCCGTCGCTTATCCACAGCTTATCCACAGCAGGCCGTTCACCGGTTGACCGGATCCCGCCTTGCCTGGTCTTCCGGCTCTCCGTCCGGGTGCAGCACATCCCACAGTCTCCCGGCTTCCGTCAGCATCAGATCCCGCACCCGCTTCTCGGCCTGGCGTTTCGCAGGCCCGCCGAAGATCGCCGTCACCCGCAGCAGCGCTTCCAAGTGCCAGATCCGCTTGTCCAGTCTCCGGAGACGCTTCTCCTGTATATCCTGCTTTGTCATATTGATTCCTCGTAAAAGCACCGGCGCAGCTCACAGACGCCGGTGCGTATCATCAGCCGCACGGTCAGAAGGTGAGGCGAACCCCACGCGCAGCGGATAACCACTGATCACTATATCTTGTATAAATCCGGATCTTTTATCAGCTGCTGATTCCACTATATCTTGATTATGAGCTGCCCGGAATCAGCCGGTCGCGGATCCGTCCTCAAATTTGCAACTGTTGCAAATTTAGGATCCCACATTCTTCAGCAGCTTCAGCTCGCCCAGCGCCAGCGCCAGCGGATCGTCCTCGGCCAGCTGCTTCTTGCCGAGCGCAGCCTCGTTGATCCTCTTGATCGCTGCCGGTGTGAGTCCCAGCTCCTTCTTCAGCTGCATGATCGTCCGGCTGCAGTTGTCGATCTCCTGCAGCAGCGGGTGCCGGATGAAGTATGTGTTCCCGGCTTTGTTCACTTGCTCCATGAGCAGCGGGCTTCCTTCGTTGCGCCACTGCTCCTTCGCCATCTGGGCCCGGACGTAGTATTCAGCCATCAGCTCGATCGTACTCTCGAACGCTTCCTTGTACGTGCCGACCTCCCGGCACGCATCCCGGATCTTCAGCCGAAAACCTTTTTCTGTGGTCGTTTTCACTAAAATCCCCTCTCGCCACCGGTCGGATCTGCTTCATGTAACTTTTCCAGGAAAAATCACCAGATTTTCCGGAAAATCAGCCTTTTACCCCTCACTTTTAATTTTTTCCCGCATATATAACGACC